ATGCAGGTTTTGGCGTACTCCGTAATGGCTTCGCTGGAAGCTGTGGACATACGTTGGTTGGCACGACTGATCTGCTCTGACAGCCCGCGATTAGCCAGATCAAGATTACGAGCGGCAGCAACCGCATCTTGTATTTTTTTACTCGCATTTTGTTCTACCTTTAAAAGTTGTTCAGCCCATTTTTGCTATTGTGTAGCAACTGTGGTCTTGGCTGTTTCAATTGCTTCTTTTTGGTCTGCTTTGTACTGTTTCAATTCAGTTTGTGCTTGGTTCACTTTAACTGTGCATTTCATATCTGTACTGTTCAGATCGCTAGTTAAGCTATTCACTTGCCACATCAGGAATAAGCAGCAGGAAAATAATGCAATGATCAAAGACCAACGCTTATTTGTCATCACCCACTGGAAACAGGCACAAAAAAACGCCAGATAGCGCTTAGGATTGCAATGGTTGAAATCATGAATTAGCTCCGATGCACTTGTTGTAGCGCTCAAGCTGTCGGGTATAACCATCACGTACATGGATACTTTCTTTCAGTCTGCGCCATGGTCGACCTCCACGGCCTTTGCCCCAATTCTTCTTAGCCTCAATCTCCTGACGGCGCGGTTGTAGCCGTGGCTTTAATGTTTGCAGCTTCATTCGCTAAACCTTAGTCATCATCCAAGTTACGGTGCTGTGGATCATCATCGCCAGTGATCTCATCGAGCAGCATGCGAAGCTGTGCAGTTTGATCACTATTGATTTGAATAAGTTGATTGTTCTGTTGAATCAGTTGATTAGTCTGTTCCATCAACAGGTTGTTCTGCTGTACCAGTTGTAAGACGATTGATTGCAAGTTGCAGTCGTTGTTTGCTGTACTCATACATTGCCTTTAGTTTTTGACGGCGTTCGTCTCAGTCTTTGCAGAACATAAACACCTCAGAATAAAAAAGAAAAACCGCACCAGCTTTTTCAAGTTAAGTGCGGTCTTGTGTGCCATAAAGGAGAATAAAAAAACCACCCGAAGGTGGTTAAAACATTTAAATTCGTTTTACTGGAGTATTTGGAAAGGCTGTTTGCATATCTGCTATTTTTATAACTTCTTCTGCACCCTCACATTCAATTTCAATTAATGGACCTAAATTATTGAAATGGTGCTTTAAATTATTATGAATTCGTTGAACTTCCCCCAAAACTGCATTTAATTGGACAGTAGATTTAAGCGAATACCAATCAACCTCAGCACATATATCTAGGTTTTGATTTTCATGCTCTTCTATAGTGATTTCAATTTCATCTTCTTGATGTATGAAGATTACTTTTTCTATTTTTGCCATGTGTTTTTCTCCAATTTTTATTATTAACTAAAAAACTTTAATGCTTACCGCTTTTTGTTAAACATATCACATTTTTATTAAAAAATACCAAAAAACTCATGCCAAACTCTTTACTAAACGGTCTTATTTTAAGGATTGTATTAACAATCAAAATACGAATACCTTATAAAAACTATAACTTTTGATGTATTCCAAAAATAATGAAATAAAAAAAACCGCACCAACTCTATCAAGCAGCGCGGTCTTGTGTGCCGTAATCCGTTCGGCTCAGGAGAATTAAAAAACCCCGCAGAAGCGAGGTCTTGAATAGATTTAATAGCGAGGTCTTATAAAGATTACACTGGTGGTGGCAGAGTAGAAGAAACAGTCACCTTAGGCGCTTCGCGATCTGGTTTCTCTAAAGTATTAATTTCAATATACGGTTTGAAATCATGATTTTTGAAGTAATAGTCACCACCAAAACGGTAATAGCTACCTTGGCCTGCCACAGTGCCAAAAACACTTCTATTGATGAATGAATAGCCAGCACCGTAGTTACCAACGAAATCACGTTTGCCATTCACATAAGCTAAACGAGCATCATCTAACATAAATCCGTGGTTATATTTCACACGAAGATTAATGTCTCCACCTTGCACTGAATTATCTGAGTCCACATGCAATGAACGGAAACCAACAACATAATCTGGCATTAAGCCCTGCTTGCTTCCCCAAGTCCATGACAAGCCAGCATAAACGCGGTTATCTGTACGAGAGCTATCGCTATAACTATAAGTTGGCGCTGATGCAGCTCCAGCATAACTACTCGCACCCAAAACCCCTAAACATCCTGCCAATAAAATGGCGCTAATCTTTTTATCCATAAAAAAATACTCCATCAGGCGAAACAGTAATTATTCTTTTGGATCATCATGTAGGACTCAAAAGTTTATACACATCACATTTTTATTAAAATGATGTTTCATCAATAACAATATGGAAAATTAAGCAGAAATACAACAAGACGAAAGCGATATTCTTATAATTTGGTGATCAATAAAAAGCCTATCTTTCCATAGCGACTGTACTCATACATTGCCTTTAGTTTTTGACGGCGTTCGTCTCAGTCTTTGCAAGACATAAACACCTCGGAATAAAAAAGAAAAACCGCACTAACTTTTTCAAGCAGTGCGGTTTTGTGATGCCCAAATGACAGGCAATAAAAAAACCTAATAAGCATGAAGCAAATTAGGCTATAAACTTTTAATCTTTTTCGTTGGTAGCGGGAGCTGGATTTGAACCAACGACCTTCGGGTTATGAGCCCGACGAGCTACCAGACTGCTCCATCCCGCATCAACGATGCGCCTTTATACGCTTTGGGGGGCAGAAAAGCAAACCTTTTAAATTTAATTTATATAAATAATTTCTCAACCTATTTAGACAGGTCCTGATTCAGTTATAAAAACTGGATATGAACTTTTATATAAACTCAATCTTCTTTTTTCACTTTCTAAAAATAACTTAGGCTCTTCAGACCAATTTGATGTCCTTGAGTCAAGACCTGAATGGTCTTGTGCCCAATCAGAGATAGTTCCATAAATAAAAGTATTATCAGCGAAAACCAGTTTTGTTTTCTTACTTGAGCTACTGATAAAAACCTTATGAGTGGGTAATGATCCAAATACACCAAATTGAGTGTAAAGATACTTATAGATTTCAGACATAGAATAAGGTACTTAGGTGACCAAAAGACTATACCATTTAAGCAATAAAAAAATTCGTCTTTCGACAAACCTTTGCTGTTTTGCAGTAAGTTTTAAGTCTTTCATGCTTACTCCAAAAAAATTGAAAATAATTAAAAAAGAAAAACCGTACCAACTTTTGCAAGCTGTGCGGTCTTGTGTGCCGTAATCCGTTCAGCTAAGGAGAATTAAAAAACCCCGCTGAAGCGAGGTCTTGAATTGATTTAATTACTAGATCTTATACAGATCATCCTCTTGGCGGAATATAAGAAATAGTAACCTTAGGCGCTTCGCGATTTGGTTTCTCTAAAGTATTGATCTCAACATATGGCTTGAAGTTATAGTTTTTAAAGTCAAAATCTGTACCAAAGCGATAGTAGCTACCTTGTCCAGCAACCGTACCTAAAACACTGTGATTAATGAATGAATAACCAACACCATAGTTACCAACAAAATCACGCTTACCATCAACATAAGCTAAACGTGTACTGTCTAGCATAAAGCCATGATTAAATTTTACGCGAAGATTGATATCTCCACCTTGAACTGTGTTATCTGATTCAACATGTAATGATCGGAAGCCCACAACATAATCTGGCATGAAGCCTTGCTTATTTCCCCAACTCCATATCAGACCAGCATAAACACGATTATCTGTTCGAGAGCTATCACTGGTTTTATATAATATTGGTACTGCATAGCTTCCTGCACTGACAATACCTAGGCAGCCCACTAATAAAGCATTTCTGATTTTTCTGTTCATATAAGACTCTTCTGAAGTAGTTAGTAATTATTCTTTTGGATCAAAATTAGACTCAAAAGTACAAATACATCATTAATTTATAATGCGTTACACAACTTAACAGAATATTCTTTATTGATTTAAAAAACTATAAAAAACAATCAAATTTAGCAACCGAGAATTTATTCTTTAATCTTCAATTCAAAACAATCGCTTTAAAAATCCTAAAATCTCATTTCCCTTTCAATTTCTGCTCAACAATTCTCATCGCATCGCCGAAATCAATGTCATCAGAAAACCAAAAATTATAATGATCATCGCCTTTGATAATTGGCTGCAAGCGATATAAAGACACCTTTCCAGTTTCAGGATTTTGCATTTTCATTATACTTTTACCATCTTGAATCTGAATGTCTTGAACATCAAATTCACCGCCAATGCAAATTGCCATGCTTGCAATACCTGAATAAAGAAATTGTAGGAATTATAAATGGAAGAATATGCTGAATTCGATTAAATCAAAATCAGTTCAAAAACTTAGGTAGATCTTCAATTTTAAATTCAGCATCATATTGATTTTTGATCACATCAAATAACTGGCCAAATATGTTCTGATAATTTTCAGCCATTTCACGGTTTTGCCTTGCCTGTTCAACAACATCAAGAATAGCTCGACTCAATACCTGATTTTCACTGTTCAGATCGGAATAATCAGCCCGAAGCACTTTGCAATAATCTTCAAGTTCTTCCCTTGTCAGCTCATCAATCTTTAATTCCATTTTTCAATCCTGAATTATTTGTCTACAGGATAACAGGTGAATATGACAAATGGAGATTTTAATTATGGTGAATTCGACCTAATTAGAATTTGGCTCGCCATGTAGGACTGAACCTACGACCCTAAAATTCGGCTCTAACCAACTGAGCTAATGGCGCAATTATTTCAGAAAATAAAAAAGCCCACTGTTTAAGGTGGGCTTTAATATGTTGATTTCTCAACTAATTTTGGTAGGCATATCCAGACTCGAACTGGAGACCTCTACGATGTCAAGGCGGTTTGAGGTATATGAAAATCAATATGTTAAAGGTTAGTGTAGTCGGATGTAGTCACATTAAAAATACTTACAAATTAGACTAAAAGCGTCCAACTTTCGGGGCGCAGATCACTTAGAGGGCTTTTCTTCGCTTGCAGCAATAGGCCAAGCTTCATCTAATTTTTCTGCAATAGCTCTGTCTTGGTCAGCTTGTTTTGCCAATTCTGAATACTCTGTGACGCACTCTTGGAATACGTCTGAGAGCGTGGCTGCATAATCACTTGCGGTTTTGGTTGAAGCGTTGGGCAAACGGGTGTTTGCAATACTGATTTGCTTCCGCAGGCTGTCAGCATTGGCATTAGCAATACTAGCATCATGTGTGATTTCTTGAATTTTAGCATTGTAGTTACTCTCTGCTGTTGCGATCTGTTCAGACCATTTCTTTTCTTGTGTTGCTGCTGCAGCTTTTGCATTTGCAATATCAATTTTTTGCTGCAAGATATAATCAGCATGTTCTTTTTTTAGAGTGTTGATCTGATTGGCCAAATGGTTTGTGTACCAAATTTGACAAAACCAACCGATTCCCAAAATCAAGATCAGTGCAGCAAGGACTATAATGATGAGTTGGTAAAACTTGGCCATTAGCTCCTGTAGAATCGTCATCATGAATTAGCTCCCATGCACTTGTTGTAACGCTCAAGTTGTCGGGTATAAACGCCATAGCAGTTGTTACTCCGGATAGAGCAATCACGACCAGCTGCATACTTGTATTTCAGCAATGACTTGCATGCCTGTGTGTACTGCCCTGTTTTAAGATTCTTCAGCATTTGGGATTTAGACCAGTTACCTTGCCCGAACTGGTACGAGAAATCGGCATACAAGTCATACTCATCTTGTGACAGTTTGATGCCTTGTAAGGACTTATTGAACACTGGTGCATCTTTGGCATAGTGTGCTTTAAGGTATTCAAGCCCCTGCTTTTTAGAGACTGGTGGATCAGTCATCTGAACTTTGCGACCGTCAGGATGAACCGTATTGCCAAATGCTACTGTAGGCACACCACCAATGTCTTTGTAGGGCACAGAACGAAAGCCCTCTTTCGACCCCGTATAAGCCACGCCTGTATCACTGACACCCTGAATAAAAAAGCCGCCAATCGCGGCGGCTAAAGTTCCAATCACGTAGTATTTAGTCTTGTTCGACATCACATTCTCCACTTAACTTTTTCATTTCTAATTCATGTAGCTCTTGTTCACGCTTATCTTTACGCTTTTGAAATTGGCGGTTTGATAGAAAATTTAGAAAACTGATAAATAGACCTGCCAAACCAATTCCAACACCAATCAAAAACCCCAAATCTAGTGATGCAGCCCATGATACAAGTGTGACCCCTGTACCTGTTGCCGTGGTTACTTTCCCCACCACTGCTGATGCTGTTTCTGTTACAACAACACTGCTTTCAGACATTTCGCCCCCTTATTTTTGGCAATAAAAAAGCACCTGGTCAGGTGCTAGATGAAAACTAAATTATGTTGATCTTGGAAACTTCTTACTTGGGACTGTAAATCCAGCTGTGTTATAGCGAGCTATTCTCGTTAATCTAATGCCGCTATAAGCACTTTGAACTTCAGAGCTTGCTACTGCACCCTTTCCTAGTATTAATAATGTTGTGGTGAAATTATATGTATTAAATGGAGCAGATGAATTGGATGCTTTCAAAACACCGTCTACAAATACATAGAATGCACCACTTTTTCGCATAACGCAGATGTGATACCACTGATATTTGTTTAGTCCAGAGAACCCAACAAATGCTTGATATGCTGAACCAACCCAAAAGTGGAAGTCAGTTCCCCATGTAGTACCGATAGAAGTAACAAAAACACAGCCGTTTGAACTGTCAGCAGATCCAATTTGTCCAATTCTGGGAAATGATTTACTGGTACCTTTTACGTTAATAAAAAACTCTAAGGTGAAATCATTTGTACCAAGTGCAGTAATTGTTGAAGAAATTCCATCGATATCCCCGTCGAAAAATACGACACCATCATCAAATTTCTTTTCAGGAACATAATAAGCAAGGCCTACTGCTGTAATTGTCCTATTATTATTTGATTTATCTAGCATCGCAGTAGAACTTGGAATCAATAGCAAATCAACTGAACTAAATGAAGCATCATTTGCAGCAATAGTAGGGAACTCAGAAACGGGTGAATTAAATCCAGTCAATGCATATCGGCATAGTCCTTTAGTAACTCGGCATGAACCAAATAAACCAAGATGATAATCGGTGTTACCCGCTTGCCACCCATTATAAGAAAAACCTGCATCCGTGATTGAGTATGTCTTATAGGCAGTTGATGATCCCTTTAAAACTCCATCAACAAACAGATAAAAATCTCCTGCACTACGCATTAAACAAATATGCTGCCATCCAGTTCCGGTAATCGGGCTTCCTGATGTTGTTAAAAGTGTCTGATAACTTCCATTATTAATAAGAATATTAAGGTCAGATGCTGCTGTATTAGACGTTTTATTGATTAATAGTGAACCTGAACTACCAGTGGCATAACTTAAAATACGGCCATTGGCCGTTCCTCCTGCTGTACTGTAATACCAGAATTCAATTGTAAAGTCTGATGTCAATAGTTGAGCCCCGCTGGTTGTCCATTTTGCATATTGATTAACTAATACACACATTCCACCAAACTTTGATTTAACTATTTTTGTGTCACCAGAAAGTGAGATTGTTTTTGGCGAACTAGATTTATCTACAATGTTTGTAGATATTTGATTTGTTGCATCAGCAAAAATTAACAGATCAACAGATGAAAAATACAAATCTCCACCAGCATATGATGAAATTTCATTACTTATCTTGCTTGCTTGTAATGATATAGAGGCAACACGATAAAAATAATTAACGCCTGTAACGACTGTCGTATCACTATACGATTTTGAAGTGACTCCAGATGCTATAGGCACTGGTAAATTATTAATGTCTATCGGAGATTCTGAACGATAGATCGTATATGAATCAATATTACCGTCTGCACTCCACGCTAAGTTTATTGAACTCATACAATATACTCCGCAGTCAAATTATATGGTGCTGTAAATGCAGCATTTAATATGTAATCAAAAGATTGAAAGCTTTCATAAGTTATATGAACAGATTTCAAAACAACCCTAAATTTTCTTGCAGTAGCTGGTGCAGTGGATAGATCAACTGTATATGTATTCACAGCCCCAACATTCTGATTAAAAAACTCAGTCTGCACATTTGAAGCATCTATTGCATAAACAATCAGCTTGTATGTCACATCGCTTTCAGCCGTTACACCCGCATCAAAATAGCCAAGAATTGATCCTCCTGTTTGCTGTACACGGTTTCGATCAACCCAGGTTAAAACAATTGATGCTGCAACGTCTGCTGGGTAATAAACACCGCCAATTTTTACGTTGGCAGGTGGATAAGGCCGAATCGCCCGTGCACTACAGTTAACTGAATGTGCCGTTGCTTCACTCAGATCCAGAATGTCAGAACCCGTCAGCGTCAGTGCTTTCATCGCTACGGTTTCACCACTAAAGTACTCGGTACTATCTAAGCCTGAGTAGTTATCCCAGCCGTAAATTCTCGCACTTGCTGCATGCTTGGCAGGTACAGTATCCGCAACGCCACGCTTTACCGTCAAAATATGGGTTGTAGCATCAAAACTCACAAATGCCAGAAGCTCATCATTAAGCTGGATACGGTCATTGGCTTTGAGCAAATCAAATTCAGCCACATTTTCAACTTCAAATGTGGTGTCCAGATAGCCAATTGCACTTTTTAAAGTGGCACTCGGGCAAAAATCTAGTGAGGATTCTTCCGCATAACCTGCCCCTGCGTTACTGTATAAACTGGCATTAATATGGTAATTGTTAGGACGTACTGCAGCCATCCCGACAAAACTCAAATCAGGATTACTGGCCAGTTTTGCATCAATCTCGTCTTGGCCATACTGCTCTACCAATTCAATGTAGGGCACTTCAAAGGCAATCGCGGTGGCATCTTTAGCAGCAATATCAGATTTGACAGGTGGCATGTATTCAACCACGGCCTGCATCGGGCTACTGAATGAGTCTTCAATGGCTTTGATTGAAACCGTGTTATCCACCCCATCACCAAACTTGATCTCAGTGACACGGAATACCGCTTCAGACAAACCATAACGACTATTAGAAAGTTTGAATACATAAGCCTTGTGCCAGTTCTCGGCGATAGATTCAGGCAGATCAAATTCAATGCTTGCCAGTTCAGAAGACAGGGTTTTTAAATCCCGTAATGCGATACGACTGGCAAGACTGGAATTGGTAAATCCCTTGTATTCAACATTTTGAGAAATGACCCCACCCTGCTGGGCAATACGGGCAACATCCTGAATGGTGATGGTTGAATCTTTGGCGCGTTCACGATCGTAGTAAGTGACTGTGACCTGATTAATGCATTCAGCCAGTGTTTTACGTTCAAATGTCAGTGACTTGTAATGACTTTCAGTCAGATGCAGCAGATCCTTGACTTGGTAGTCATCCCTGATCAGCTTGAGTGTCCACAGATTGGTGATGCGATCGACATACAGTTCGCCATTGATATGCTCGAGCACGTTGTCAATAAACTCTTTGATCGAGGTCGAGTCACTCCAGACAATCGACATGCCCATATCTTCAGCATAGAGGGTATCTGCGCAGGCTTTAAAACTGACCTCATCAATCAGGCCCGTAATTGCACCTTTACCCCATAGGGTATTGGTCAAACATTCACGGATAATATGAGCAGGATTAATATCAGCTTCTTTTGCAGCAGATCCTTTCAGACGTAAGTCAAACCAGATCCAGTTACCAGGGCGAACGCCAAGTGCATCATCAACACATTTAATCGTGATGCGGTTTGCACCGACGTTAAAATGTGAAGCATCAATAGTAGTGTTGAGATAATGTGCATTGGCATCATAGTTGGTTAAAACCTGTGTGCCATTCACCCAGACCGTAATCCCGTTATCCAGATAACATTCAAAGACAAAGTCCTGATCAACACTGTCAATATCAATACTGGTCTCAGCCCACAATATCGTCTGCTGATCAATCACCGTTGCGGGTGTGGTTGGGAAATTATATGCACCAGGTGCGCCAAACTCTTTATCGCCAAAAGGAGAGCTTCCCTTACTCCATGCGCCCTTTTCTGCATTCACATAGTTGGTTGAATCTGTTCTGGGAACGCTTTTATATTTCCATGCAGTTTCATTCGGGGCAAAATAATACATGACAGGGTTTATTTCTGCCTTTTCGTCATACCATTGTGACTGCCCGTCTTGCAGAGTATGAATCCGTTTTACCCGCCATTTGGAATCTGGCAGTGTCGGGCTGGTGCCAATATACAGATTATCAAAAACGACCGATGTGACCCCACGCCAGGCTGAAATAAGCGCTGTACTGGCATTATTAATTACATCTGGGAATAATAATGAAATTATTCCAAACTTATATGTATCTGCTAGTGCCGCTGTTGAAGTATCCGTAATATAAGCAATGACACTGCTTTTTTGCTGGTCAGGATGGCCAAACAGTAAATCGACATTGCCCTGAATGCCGCCAGATTGCTCATCACCACCGAATAGGCTCGGTTTATTGATATAAATACGCTGGTTAGATGACTTTTCAGTTGTAAATGCATCTTTGTCCTGAAAACGAATCCGAGTGATTGAGTCAATAGGCCCATGGCACAGCACAAAATGACCATAGGCGTAATATTTATACCCAACTGTTTGCTTTTTCTTCTTGCCCATCTTCTTTCGCCTTATTGATCACTTCTCTGCATAAAGCATCATGCCCAAACATTTGCTCAAACTTTTCAATCGTCATGCCATTTTGGTAGAAATCGCGGACTTCATCGCTGGTCATGCCATTTGCTAAAAGGAATCGACGTGCACCAAGCGTGCACATACCGCAGGCACGCACATGACGCACAAAAATAAAGCCCACATTTTGCGGGCTGTCTGAAGTATCTAAAGTTTCCATAGATCACCTATTTTTTGATTGCTTGGGGTGTGCCTGCCTTAAATGCCACACAGTTGGGTGCAACATCACAGGTGCCAAAAATCACAGGAATCGATGCTCCCTCATCAGCAGTGGTTGCTTCGAGTTTCCCCGCAGTCAGTGTTGATTTAATGCCTTTGCGAGATTGGATCACGGCATAGGCTGCCATCACAGCAACAACGACCCAATAAATGATCTGCCACATAATTAAATAATCCTTGTCGTGGTCGGGTTATCTTCGGGAATAAACGGAAAGCCCATAAAATTATCGGTATTGTTGAATTTTGCACATTCAAGAATTGACTTTAAACAGCCAGGATAAACATACAGATAATGTACTTCTGCAGCGGCTGCATCATAATCTGCTTGTGCGGCTGTCGTTGCCACAATCGCAGCCTCTGTTGCTGCAATTGCGGTATCTAAATCAGTTTGTTTCTGATCAATAATCGCTTGTGCTGCCGCATAATCATCGACATAAGTCGGACTTTCGGGATCAAGTGCATCCCGTGCAGCAATAGCAGCGTCGTAATTTTCCTGTGCCGTAGTCTGATTGCCTTGTGCCGTTACCAAATTACTTTCAGCCGTAGCCAGTGCTGTTGTCGCATCAGCCAGTGCTTGCAGTGCTTCATCCGTGGTCAGGTAATTGGCCAGTGAATCGAGTCGACGAATCAAGGTGATGTTATTCCCAGAACTGGCTTCGATGCCAACGTTCACACTATTGCTGTTTTCCAGCATCCCCAAACGAAAATAACTGTCGACATAACTCTCCAGACCGCGCAGCACGACTGCACTGCCACTCACCGAAACCAGTGTTGTTCTGACTTTCCAATTCTCTTTATTCAGTTTGCAGCCTGTGCCATATAAGTCATGTGAGCAGGTACGCTGGTACTTATAGCGTGCCCCTACTCTGGCCAGACTGGTATAGTCATTCTCAAAGGTCAAAACAATGGTTGCACCATCGGGTTTTACACCGGTTAAACGTCCCTGCCATAACATTGATAATGTGCTGTTCTGATATTTATTCAGTGTCAGAAAAACTACCTCTTCCAGTGCAGAACGCAGACAACTTTGTGCAAATTCAGAGTCAGCTGCAAAGGTCACTTCAAGACTGTTTTTCTCCAGGTCACTACTGGAGCTGATCGAACCGCGTTTAATGGCCAACTTAGTCCAGGTGACTTCACCAACAGTGATATCTTTATCCCCTGAACTATAACGATAGGTTTCTGAGCCACGCACGATCGTATAAAGCTCGCGGCGGGTTCTTTCTCCAAATAATCCAAACATGTTTAAACCCCCAATTCCAGAATTGGCACAGCGACTTCGGCAATGCCTGCCCCCTGATAATTCAGTGTGATGTTGTCAGCATCGAGGCGATGCAGCCCCAGATATGAGATCCGTTGAATACTCGCTGCAGCCTTGTTCAGTGCAGGTGAAATTGTCATCTGTACAGTCGATGATGAAGTTAGACTTGATGCGTTAATCGTATGCGCTGTCCAAGCTCCATTGCACTTGATCGCGATATGCTGGCGCTGATCGGCAAGCTGCTTGTACTGATCGGCTTCAACAACTAGCGTTGTCGTGACTGTACCCGTACTTTTAGAGCGCAGATTAGACTCGTAAGTTGGCAGCCAAAACGGGCGATAACGACCTTGCCGACGAAACAGAAAATTCTTATAGTCACGAATCTGCTGCTGCCATTTCAGCACCGCCCGATACTGTTTACTGTAACGTGCAAAATTCCAGTCTGTGCTTTGGTAAATCTCACCTATGCCATTATCAAGAAGATTTTGCTGCTGACTGATCGTGGCTTGCATGGCATCCCCTGAGTAAGTCAGATTAAAGAAATACAGATCATCCCCCAGAAACTGCACAGGCGCTTCAGGCTCAATAGCGGGTTCATCCACCACGATAAAATCAACCGACATGGATGCATGAATGCCACTGATATTTCGGGTGATGTCCCCGTTAATAAAGCAGACCCGTACAGGATAGAGTTTGGCATTCTTGAACGTGGTGACTTCACTGAGCTGTAAACCAGTTGCCTGAACTTCAACAATCTCGACCAATTGCACACCCACATCATTTTTAAGCAGTGCCAGTGAGTTATCCCGAAAATCATAAATGTCAGTGTTGCAGGCAATGAAATCACTGCTGACATCACCCACAAATTGACGTTCCTGATAAAGCGGCACAGCCCAAAGCTGACGAATACCACCCCACTGCACATTGAACTGTTGAGCTACAGCTTGACGTACACTTAAACAAGAAAAGCTCAGCGTTTGCCGAGCTTTGTCCTTGAGTGGAGTACGTTGTTCTGTTCCATCCGAGGCTTCAAAAATATCGGTTTTAAAGCCGATACTTTCATTTGCCCCAACTAGTACAGGCGTGGTGAGCAGAATCAGATCACCATACAAATTGGTATTTACTTGCATACTGTTATCCGATGATTGCCTTGATTGCACTACGGTTATTCCGAATGAAATTCGTGAAGACACGCGTACCTGCTGTTGTCGCCACATAATCACCCATCATGCTTAAATCAACAATATTGTTCACTTGAATGTGCTGCGGTTGCACTGTGGTTGTGTTGGTTGATGATTCACTGAGTTGTGCTGCAATTTTGTTCTGAGATGCAGAAGCATTCAGTCCAGCAAAGCCGCCAACAACGCCACCATCAGCATAACCACTAATACCGCCACGACGCGCACGCTCTACAGCAACAACACCGCCTGACCGAGCAACATCTTCTTGTGACCAAACCACTTCGCCTTTATGTACGACACCTGCAACATCATACTTGCCACCAGAACCCGTATAACCACCGTCATAAAACTCAGCGGCCACAGAACTAATATTTCCAATAATTGATGCTGTTTGTGCCGCAACTATTGCATATTGAGCTAAGCTTTCTGGAAATGGTGCATTCATAGCGAGTGCCAGAGCAGCCTGGATTGCAACCATAGACTGAGCAATTGCAAAGGCTTTCTGTACCGCAAAAGCAGCTTTATAGGCTGCACTTTGCTCACCAAAAGCCCCTTTCATCGTTTCAGTCATAGAGCCGAAAATCTGCTCTCCGTAGTAAAGTTCAGTTTGAAGTTGTAACTGCTTAGATACGTTCTGAATATCCTGCTCACGTTGAGCTGCATCTGCACGGACCTGGGCGCGTTCATCTTCACCCTGCTGAATAATATCTGTCAGTTGAGTCTGGTATTCCTGTTCAGAAATCAGACCTTGACTATATTGATCAGCTAAACCAGTGGTCAGGTTATCTTGAGCATTTTGACTTTCACCCAACTGTGAATCACGTAACTCATTACTGCCTTTTTGCAAGTCTTTAACTGTTTGATGATTCACATCAAACTGATTGGTTGGTAATCCAAGCGCAGAGTTATAGGCTTCTCGATATGCTTTTTGATTATCCTCGGCTAATTTTTTGAGAGATTTCTGCTGTGCTAACTCTTGATAGGCTACCCGAGCATCAATCTCCTCTTTACTGATTCCCGTAATGTTTTTAAGCTGCTCACGTTCCAGTTGGTAACGAGCAGATACCATTGCAGATTCAGTCAACAAGCCTTCTTGTGCTGTAAGTAAACGAGCCTCTTTCTCTAATTCAGCATTTCTAATTTCATGTTGATAGCTCAGATCAATTGCTTGTAACCAGGCATCACGAGCAGCTTTAGTCATCTGGGTATTTTTAGCAATTTCATCACGTTCAAGCGCATAACGCTCTTTCATGATTTCAATTGTGTCATCGTACCCCTGTCTAGCAGATAGGATCTGCTGGGCTTCTTGACGTTTGACTGCATCAATTTCAGACTGCATTTGACGATCAAGTGCAGACTTGGCATCTTCACGCTCAGCTTTGCTCTTTGTTAAATCAGCTTCAACAAGTTGTTTTTTAACGTCATACTCATTTTTAAGCTGGGTAATACGATCAGTTTCAAAAGCATGCAGCTGGTTATATTCCTCCTTCTCTTGAGCATGCAATGTTTGAAGCTGACTTTTATATAATTCAGCCTGTTTTGCCAATGCATCAGAATGTGCAGATCCTGTCAAAGTTGAATTAATCGCTTCAATCGCTTCGGTATTATCTCGAGCAAGTTGCTGCTCTTTGGTGTAATACTTTTTCTTAATCTCAAGCTCTTTATCTTGTCGAACTTTGGTTGCCTCTGCAGCTGCTGTCTGCTGTGCCAGTAAATCCGCTTGTGAAGGCATTAGAACCGAGTTATCAAGGGTTGCCTTACCTGTGACACCTGCATAATTTTTGGCAAACTTTGGAGCATATCCAGCAACTTCTTTCGCCTTGGCAGGTGACATTTGACCTTTGCTATTTCCAATGTTTCCAGCTAGATACTGCTTGGTTCCTGCAATACCTGCATTAAGCGATCTGAGCGCATCAGGTAAATTTCCAAACTCGTCAACACCTTTAGCAATAGCATCTGCAACGGCTTTTGCTTGCGCTTCAACAGGGCTATTTTTTGATAATCCATATTGCTTTCTAAAGATACCCGTCGTTTGAAATAGACCTGTTGCACCTGTTGGACTAACTGCATTGGCATTACCGCCTGATTCACCTAAAACATAGGCTGCAAGCGTCCCTTTTGGTAAGCCGTATAAACTTTCAATTTGAGCAAAGTTATGTGCCGATGCAATCCCATTAACTTTGGCAATTCTAGCAAGCTCATCCTTAGTAAAAGTAAAATTACCTGTTGTACCCCAAGCCTTATTTGCGACTTGCTGCTGTGATTTAGTCAGTGGCGTATAAAAAGAAACCCCCATGCTTTCATGCTGAGATGCCATAAAATCAGCTTGTTCACGGGTCATTTTCCCGCCCTTCATATTCTCAGCAATATATGCTTGACGACCAACATCCGTAGCAACTTTGGTTGCATAGTCTTGCTGTGCTTTAGTCAGTTTCCCCCAATTTTCGGCAGTTAATCCAAGGACTCGTGCCTGTTCAGTTAGCGTGTAATTCTGCTTTTTCTGAAACTGAGATAAAGCGTCTGTTGATTTGGAAAGGTCATCAGCAGATTTCTTTTGACCATCCAATGCACTACTGTTTTCAGTTGACTTTTTGGTTAGATCTCCCAAAAGACCGCTTTGTTCCATATATGAAGTTTTGGCTGAATCATTGGCAGAAACTAAGTTACGTATTTTAGTAACCTGTTCGTCACTGACACCATTGATTGATTTTACTGAAGTATAGAATTGATCAGCTGTGAGCTTACCTTCCAAATACTTTTGGTATTGTTGCTGAATTTGTTGCGCTACTTTTTCAGAAACACGCCCTGAATCCTCGATATATCCGATATACGCACTTAGATCTGAGGATGCGGTAACATATTTGACACGTAAGTCTTCAACTTGCTTGGTCAACTGGCTAATTGCGGTATCTTTTTGAACAGCGCTGAGCTTTTCGTACTTCTGACGTAAGTCATCAACTGATTGTCCTTGGGTATCTAATACTTGCGGCACGTCTTTTGTGCTGTCTTTCAGCAAGAAATAAGATGCTGCAACTGCGGCAACGGTCAGACCCAAACCAACTGGCCCACCTAAAACGCCAAGCAACCCACGTCCAACATTGGCAGCAGTCAGTTTGGCAGCATTATTTGCAGCTTGGGCAGCCGTATCCGCTTCTAGTGCAGCAGCGTGGGCAGTTTGTAATGGAATTAAAGTACTCTCAACAAAAGCCAAGCGTTGCATGCCAGATAAACGAACCAATTGTGCTTCTGCATTGGCTAACTCGATACCCGTTAAATGCGCTGTACGTGCTGCTTTGACTGCTTCAATCTCAGTATTCAGTAAGGTTTGCTGGCGTTCAGCAATTAATGCAGCGATTTTTTCATAAACCCCTGTAACATATTTTTTAGTTGCAGGAATAGCAGCACCAACCATATAGGCCCCAAATACGATGGTAACTTCTTTAGCTGTTTCTAGGTTATCACTGAGCTTGGTTAATGCATTACTTGCAGCATCTACGCCTGTTTTTACACCTTCTCCGATGCCTGATTGGGATACTTTCAGCAAGAAAGATTCAAATGTATCTTGTAAATTAGCAATAGAACCGTCAAGCGTTTTCATGCGGTTACTCATAGAGCCTGCGAAATTTACTTCACCGATTCGCGTCAAGTATTCTTCAATCGCTTTACTGCTGTTTTCTACAACTTTTGTTGTACCTTGAAAAGTAAACGCAATTTTTCCGCCATTCTGGCTTGCCTTGATGCCAAACTCTTTTAAACGTTCAAATTCACCTGTTGTAGCATCTGCAACAGCTTCAACCATCTGATTTAAATCTTTACCCATTGCAGACGCAGTATTGCCATAAGAATTTAATGCTCGTGCGCTTGGGTTTAAGCCGAGGTTTACAAGTTTTGTAAAAGCATCAACAGACTGCTCTAAGCCATAAGGCGTAGTCTGAGCAAATTGCTGCAATGCGGAAAAGGCAACGGCTGCATTTTTTACAGAACCTGTTGATGTAATCAAACTTGCATTTAACTTGTCAAAATTACGCTGAACTTCAATGATTTTCTCAAGAGATACATACGATGCCGCCGCGGTTGCGATCGTTGCAGCCATCTTTTTTATAGACTCACTAGCTTGATCAAATGAGCTACTAATCGCTTCTGTGCTTTTTTTTGCTTGACGTTCAGCACGATCTAAAGGCTCAGTAAAAGAGCTGATTCGAGTCACAAGATCAAGGGTTAAACGACCGAGAGATGCAGCCATATTTACTTTCCTTTAGATAATAAAAAACCGCCTAGATGGCGGTTTTCGTTTATTGGTTATTTATCAATGCTTGGTATTTAGCAATTCATCAATCAACTCATCGATTTTGGTATCAACACTTCTCCACTTATTTAATGCCATACCGCCTTTTCCTCTTAATCTAAATTCAGCTTCAGAAGCAATTTTTCCGTCTTTATTCAAAGTAAATTTTGCATATGACATATAAGTTGCTAAATCCCATGATCGTAATGCCGTATATGTCATTGTAGTTTCACAAAACATAGGTTTTGAGTTGCTTGGATATACCGATGCTTTGATATTGTACCGTGCAAAACTTCTTACAATAGAATCATTAAAGCCATTAATAGTCACTTTAGGATTATCAATGATACAAACCTGCTTCATATTTTTAGGTTCAAAACCATTTTGATTTTTAACTTGAATTGAAGTGCATGCGGTTAAACCTAAAGTGATCAAACCCATACTAAATAAAATTATTTTTTTCATTTCTAATCTCTTACTGACAATAGCTTTGAATATAATAAATTTTCATAAAATAGAACAAATTAAAATTTAATGCTTAACTACAGTGTTTCTCGCCAATGGTTACCCATTTGTTTGTATTTAAAAGTTTTTGAATATCTATGACTTTTACTGTCACCTGTTTTCCTTGCTGACCTTTTTGGCTTAAAACTTCACAAATGTATTGTGCATATCCATCTCTGTTTGTTCCATTGTCAATCACACCGACTTTTAACGTACTGTTATTCGACCATGCTGCGTCTTTTACAGTCGGCTCGTTTTTAATTAAATAAGATGTAATCGCTTTCTGATCTGTCTCAGATACAACATCATGTTTTTCACCACATCCGACTAAAATAGAACTCAACAAAGTGGTTAATAAAATTATTTTTTTCATTTCTAATCTCTTACTGACAAGAGATTAGAATATAACTGATTCCACCGAGTTTTTTAATCTACTTACTCTACCGTACTCATCAAATAAGCGTTTAAAGCATCGTCATCATATTCATGCTCATCATTTGCAGCTCGTTTTTCAGTTCCCTCATGTAGCATGAGGTCAACAAGCTCAACATTTTTAACACCCTTCGATGCCAAGAATGAATGATGTAATCGCGCCAGCTCTTGCTCTACTCTTCGACCGATGTTGAGGCTTCCGTATTTTCTGACGTAGGCTGCCCAGATTTTAATTTCTGCGTATGTGAGGTTTTGGACTTCTTCGATGCTTTTACCCGTTGCGATGGCGATTTCACAGATGAGTTCAAGCTCGGGTTCGATCTTTGCGTCTTTCCCATGACATTGACTTCAATCACTTTGCTCCAAATTGCTTCAACGAGCGACTGCGGAAATTTAGTGCGAATATCATCTTCTGAGAACTCTAAAGTGCCTGAAGCATCACAAATACAGCTTGCCAAAATACCAGCTAGAGATTCTTTCTTTTCACCAAAAGCACGCAAATGTGCTACAGCGGTATCATAAGAAAATGGCTTTACATAAGTTTCAAACTCTGCATCTTCATTACCAAGTTTGATTTGGACAACTACTTTTTCAGGCTGCCCCAACAAACTACCTGATTTAATTTCTGTAATATCAATCTTTTTCATTGTTCTATCCTAAAAAGAAAGCCCCAATGAAGGGGCTATGATGATTTGATGTTAGGTTGCAGGAGTGAATGTGGTTTTGCTTGAACGCTGCATAGTTACAGTACAGTTCACCAAAGTATCCGCATCAAATTTCCACACTGGGGTTGTGAATGAAGCATCAAACTGCCACCAAGTGCGGTCGGCTGGAAGTGGACCAAGTACACCACCCGTAACGGTTGGAACGGATTGTGAATCAGTTCCGCCCTGAATAAGAGTCAATGCCTTTTTTTCAGTTGCCCATTGAACAATCTTCAAGTGACTAGGATTTGAAGTGTCAATGTCAAAACCTAATGAACCATCGCCAGGGTCAGATAGACCAGGAATATAGGTTTTGGTTTCTTCTGAATCTAGGGTAGTTGTTTCAATCTTGCCCGCAGAATCAGAACCCTGATCAAATGTTTTTAAGCTAGTGAGCTGAATTAATTCAGTACCATCAAATGCCCACCAACGAGAACCTTGTACACGTAACTTTGCCATGAGTATTACTCCTAATTTCAGGCATAAAAAAAGCGCCCTTTTGGACGCTAACTAAAAAATTTAAACTATCGATTTACATGCCAACTCACATCAAAACTGTAATGCGGCATACCTGTCACTGGGTCACGATCCTGATTTCCATAGCGTGTGACATAACATTCGGTTTCAATCGCATTTCGTACAGACTTGGCAACATCACTGACCACATCATCATCCGTGGCATACACATCAATCTGAACATCGACACGGTCACAACTTGGAACATCATCTAGTTCGTTGTATGGATCACCACCGACAATCTGCCATGTCACATATGGCGGTTGCGGATTGTCAGGAGCAAGCCCAAAACTATACGCACGTAAAATACCATTGCTCTCAAGCAAGTCAGTCACGGCGGCATTGGCTTTCAGGACTGAAAAAATAGGCAAATCAATCATGATCAGCCTCCTAAAATAATATTGATTTCAGCAGAAAACACCTGCACAAACTTGTCGGTAATCTGCCCCACATTTTTGGACAATGCAGGACGCATAAACGGCTGTGCTGCGATTTCACTGGTACCGAACTCGATATAACGCCAGTAAGTGGTAATGCCACCCGGTAAACCTGATAACGCAGTTTTATCCGTATATTTATTCTGTGCAGCCCCACCGCGTATCCCAACGCGCATACGGATTTCATTGGAATTACTGGTTTTACCTGTCTGTGTGACAATGTTCTTCCAGATTTTCTCTTTGGTCATTGGGTCATCCAGTGCTTTGGCATTTGCTCGAGCAGCATCACGGGCAATATTCATGGCTTGCCGTGCCGACTTCCGTGTAATGCGTTTAATGGTACTTTTCTTACCAATCGCTCTCAGTTTTTGCCGTACCTGATCTAAACCTTGGATACGTGCCATAAGCCCCTCACGGATTCCACGCCTTTTCCCCTGTGGCAAGGTTCAAAGTCAAATATTCACGGCGACTGTCAGGATCTGCCATTGGGTTACCATCAATACGATAGTAATAACCTTCAAACTTCACCCGCATCGAGGAGCTAATTTGCTTGGCAGTTTGGCTATATCGTATCTTTGCCCGTGCCTGAATGGTACTTTGAGCTGCCTTTGCTGCAATCTGATCTCTGGTAGAAAGGTCAGTGACCTCTGCCCAAAGCGTTGCAAGGTCTGTCCACTGGCTGATTTGCTTACCTGTTCTAGGGTCTTGCGCTGTCACATCTTCATGTTGGATGGTGATGCGGTGTTTTAAGTTGGATGCTTTCATCAATCACCTCACACCACAGTTGGACTACGAAATGGATAGAGCAAAGCCCGAACAGGTGGCGGCAAATAATTACCATCACTGGGCATGTCACCCTCAATATTACGGTACTGGTCGTAATAACCACACAGTAGCAAAACTGCCTGTGTGAATTGTGCTGGATAAGTCACTTTTCCAGTGTTTGCATCTGCCTCAAACGTGTCTGTCACATACGAAAAAACCGCAGATTCTGCGGCTTGTCGATAAGCGTCAAGCAAGTCATTTTCATCATCTGAGTCATAGCGCAAATGCTGTTTAACAAGCGCTAAGGTGGTAATTGCCATCATTTCGCCCCTTTGACACATAACTTGAATGATTCATGACTGAATTCGCCCTGATGCTCCTTTTCACAGTGCCAAAGTGAACCTTTAAACGTCACAAACACCCCTTTGTTATAGCGTTTCTCATCCGAAAATACGCCTTGATAGAGACTTTCAAAGGATTTATTAGCATCAGCTTGTGGTGCTGGTGTATTAGATGAGCCTGTACTAAACGGATCATCTTTCGCATCACGTTTCGCCAAAGCTTCAAGCGAGTAGTTTTGCTGCTGAATCAGTGGAGAATCCCCGCCTTTGACAGGCAAATACCCCAGTTTCTGACGTGCTTCATTGGGTGAAAATATCCCTGCACCAATACCCTCCTTGTAATAGGCAATCTTACTGGATGCATCCATACGAATCAGTACATCAAGATCAAGAAAGGCTTCCACGCCTAAATCCACCAAGCCCAAACCATCATCAAGCAGGTTTTCACGGGCTTCGATGTAAGACTGCAAACAATCTGAATAATAGATTTCATTCAGATCGGAAACCTTGGTTGCTCCCTGAACGTCAGTAATACCAATTTTAAACGGCGGTACATTAAAGGCTGTACAGACAATCCGTGCTGACATATTCAACTGCTCGACCAGTTGGCTGTCCGTGGCTTTCATGCCAATGCTCGTATATTTCGCCCCATCCGATAACAATCCTGTCTTACCGACATTCGCTCCACCATAATTGGCATCCCATTTGGTTTTAATATCCTTTGCCTTATCGGCATCGACTGCACCAGGTACTTCAATCACGCCACCAGGTCTTGAACCATTGGCAAAGAAATTTTTGGAATTGCGTAAAATCGAAATGCCCTGCTCGGATGCCAAGGCACATGCCATGATTGGCGTTAAGCCCACCAATGGATGATAAAGGGCATTGATACGATCATGGATAATTTCAGACGCTGGGATAATCACATTTTCAGTCTGTGTCAGCCGATCGTTACTCAGTTGGTAAAACACATTGCCATGATCATCCACCAACGTTGTCACAAGATCAGGATTAAGAATCACAAGGCGATAAATTTCTCCAAAAGCATCTTTCACTTTAAAGACATAAGTGTTGCCTCGCAAAAGTAAGCTTTGCGTCCATTGTTCATTGAATTGCTGCCAATTCTGGTAATGATTTGGCTTTTTAAAGACGCGAACAAGCTGTTTAGGGGTTAATGCATCAACCAAAACGCCCTGCTGTTTCTTTTTCAGTAGAATCGGCATCTTGCCAATATCTTTAGAAATTAGACCGACACAAGCAAACACTGCATAAAATGCGGTCATGTCTTCACGGGTAATTTCCTTGTTTTGCTGCCAAGCCCCTGAAAATGGCTCTTGAACAAAAAGAGATCTCCAACCGCCACCAGATTGGACACCTTGAAGCGATTTTTTCTTAAATAAATTGCCAAAAATGCCCATTATTTACCGCCTTATTCTTCAGTTTTAACTTCTTTCTTTGGTTTCGGTGTTGTCTTTTTAGGCTCTTCAAAAGCCTCGGCAACACCTGTTTTAATCAGGATATTCGCTTCAAATTCGGTTACGTCCAGCACATCACCTACATTGGCATTGTGCATAACTTTTAAATACTTAACTTTCATGGCTGTTCCTATAGCTAAACAATTTGATTTGCTTAGGTATAAAAACAGCCCCTTTCGGAGCTGTTCTTTTGGAGCTATTTTTTGATTAGATAGCAGCATAATCAAGGAAAGAAGCCGCAACCGGACGACGTTTCGCCCAGGTGATGAACTTCTCAACACGTACAGCAAACTTGTTTTCTTGCCATAAGTTGTGGGTAGTACCACCATCAACAAGCGTTGCTTGGTCTGAGTAAGACACGTCCACACCGCCATCCTGAGCAAGCAAGATTTCAGATGTTTTAACAAGGATGATCTTGTCAGCAGCAGTCTGAGAGGTGATAACTGGAATACCCATCAATGTGCGCTCGCCACGAAGCGACATACCATTAAAGTAAGTATTTCCTAGCGTATCACGTAGCAAGCTGATTTGAGCTGCACGTGTTTCAGACATAATGAAGTAAGCACCATCAAGGCTGAGGTTATTGCTCACGAATGAGTTAATTAGGCTCAATAAGTCAGCCTCATAAGCCGCTGCCGTTGTGCCAGTGTCAGCCGTAATGGTTACACCGTTCAAGACACCAGCAGGGCGTGAAGTGCTTGCTGCGGTCGCATCAATGAACGTGCTATCGATCAATGCTGCAGATGCTGCGATCAAGTCATCACGAACCAGCATATCCACTGCCGGATCAGAGCGACGCATCAATTCCTGAGTGTAGACAGTGATTGCTGCGAGCTTATGCTCTTTGATTTCAACTTCACCATAAGTCGGATTGGTTAAAGGTTTCGCTGCACCCTCGCCAACCCATGCAGCTGTACCGCCGGTCAACTGGCTTGGAATCTTCGAGTTGAATGGAACCGCACGAAAGCCTTGCAACTTGTCAAAGATCGTTGCTGCACGTAGCATTTCAACAAATTCACCCACAAGGCGGTTTTCATGGACCAGTGCAGACGCAAAACCAACGTCAGCTGTGGTGCCAAGAGTTGCTTTAGTCACAAGGTCTTGAACTTCATCACCGAAGCCCATTTGTTTGGCCATGTCTACCGGTGCAACAAAGTTGCCGCTTTTTGCTGCCAAGGCGCTTGCAAGTTTTGCACGCGCATACTGAGCAAATCCGATGCCTTTAGGTAGTGTTTTCACCACTTCGATTTTTGGTGATGCTGGGTTGGGATTACCTGCAGCTGCAGCCTTAGCCTGATCTTCATTTTCACCAGCAACCGGGGTTGCAGTCACAGATGCGGATTCAGCTTGCTTGATCATGTCTTTAACGCGATCAATGTTTTTCTGAATCGTGGCAATTTCAGCATCAATTGCATCAATCTGCTTTTCTTCATCTTCGTTAGGGGTTTGACCACCATCAAGCGCCTTGGTCACGATGCCTTGTTTCTCAGCTTGTTTAGCAGCAAGTGCATCAAGCAACTGTTTTAAATACTTGTTCATAATTTAACTCCACCCTTTGTTGGGCAATTCAATTTGACAACAACATGTTTTTGTTCAGATGCATCGCCATCTGGAACGTTCTGAGGTTTTTTGCCCAACGCGGCTTGGTGTTCCTCAAATGCTTTGGAAAAATCTGCTTCGGATTCACGGTTGCAAGGGATTGTGACCAGTGACAGCTCATACCATTCCCACTTGTTAAACTGCACTCCACCCCCTTTAATCATTTCCGCTTCATCCCAATTCGGGATAAAACCAACCGATAGCCCTTTCACCAGTTTGTATTTCAGGGATTGAAAGGCTTTATCGACTTCCCGTTTTAAGTCGCCTTCTTCCTGAATCTCTGGAATGTGCATTTCAACTTCAATCCCTGCATCCGTGACTTTGGCACTGGTGACATGACCAACAGACTTGGTTGGATCATGATGAAAAAGCAGCGGCATGGGCAAGGAAAATGACGCACCTTTCGAGACCATAACGTCCTTTACACGGTCCTGATTCGGTGTACTGGCAATCCCGCTAAATGTGCGTTTGGTTTCATCAAAATTCTTCATTTCAAAGTCAAACGTTTTATGTAGAGCAGACATGGCTCCTCCAAAAATAAAAAAAGCCCGCAAATGCGAGCTGTATAAACTGGATCAATTAAAAAAAGTAAACGTTATAGTCTTTCTTGGCAGGTTCAGGGTTCATGCTCATTAAAGCCGTGGCATTCAGGGATGCAATCAGCGGATCAATCTTGGCAACACCGCTTTCCTGCTTACTGACCATAATCCCGTTGCCTTTCATCACAATTCTGGCATTGCCTGCCACCCAAGCCATCAATCCCAAACCTTGATGCCAAAGTTCACACCCTGCAAGTTTCCGTTCAAGGGTCTGTAAATATCCTGCAAGCTTATAACCTTGAGGAATGCCAATGATTTGTTCTTGAGGAATGCCCACATCAAGCAAGCCATCCAATAAGCCACCGAGCATTAGCGGATCTAGCCCGACTTTGTCCAGCTTGCCACTGTCATAAACTTTCTTGGCAATTGCAGCTAACTCGGTAATGTCATCTCCGACATTTTCATAAACGGTCAGGCTTCCTTCTTTGACAAAATCAAGCAGCTTGGGCGCTTCCGACTTACGGCGCTCAAGTACAATCTGATGACACCATGCATGATTGTAGAGCAACCATTCCCGTGTCTCTTTATGCCGTCCTAATACCGCAAAACCCAGCAAGTCATCCAAGCCGCCACCATCACCGCCAATTTCAAGCACATCTGATTGTTGGATAATGTCTTCGAGTGAAAGCTTCCGTGCCTGTTGTAACCAGAACTCGGCACCTGCCCAACGATTGGCACGTAGGTTCAGCCCGATTTCGATGTTTAAATGCTTAGCCAGAAAATCTCGAAGGGACTCCTCACCTGCATCTTTAACCTTGTTGAACTCTGAAATCAGGTATTCAAGATCAACCGATGCGCCCAAATTTGGATTGGTAATGTAGAAATTTTCAGGTTTTAAATGCTCACCATCTTCAATCAGTTGTTTTGGAAATTCATAGATCAGTGGTAGAAATGCCTTGTCCTCTTTAATGCCATCCCTGACATCACGGGCATAGTCCAAAAGCTGCTTGAATACTCCGCATGGCATTTCATCTGACATGGTAGACAGATAAATTACACAGCCCTCTGGGCGACTGGCCAAACCACCCTTGGCTTCACGAAACATAGATTCAGCATTGGCCCGTTTACCAAACAGCCAAACCTCATCAATCAAGATGATGGATGCTTTCTTACCTGCAGCTGCATTACTTTCAGCAGCAATCACTTTAAGCGTTGCACCAGTACCGAGGTGAGTCACGGTCTTGGTATGTTCAGAGATATTAATCATCGCGCTGAGTTCTTCATCAGCACGAATAAAATCACGAATCGGATTAAAGCTGTTGTCTGCAACTTCCTTCGTCGGTGCAAGAATAATTAACTCCGCAGAAAGCCGATCATTCAAAAGCAGAGCAACCAACATCACACCTGCAGCAATGGTGGATTTGGTATTTTTCTTGGAAATTAAAAGAAAGAACTCACGAATCAAACGGCGTTTTGTATTTGGGTTATATGCTCCAAAGATCGCCCGTACAAACTCAATCACCCACGACAATGTAACATCACCCATCTTTGGGCTATCCATCACATCAACAAGAATCAGCTCTTTAAAAATCCGTTCTGCAACGTCTGCCACCTGAGGAAAGAGTGGCTCACATGGCATTAAAGATTCTTTATTGACGATACGTGTTGCCCAATCTGGGCAAGCTGTCGTCCAGATTGGTGACATTGAAGACATGGTTTAACTCGGTAGCTGATTGTTCAAAGTACCAAACTTTCCAGAGTTACTGGCTTTCTTGGCTTCTTCTGCTTTGGTTTCTTTCTTGCCTTTCTCAGCAACTTTGCCGTGCTTGTAGGGCAAGGCAGCCTTGGCGGCATTGAAACGTAAAAACATGTCATTGCCTGCGTTATTCATAACCTCAATCAAAAATTCTAAAGGGTCATCTTTTGAATATGGGTCATCAGGTGGGTCATCCCAATCCTGTTCCTCACTATTCGATTTAACTTCTTTAGCTTTTTTAACTTCGGTTTTAGTTAAAGAGCGACCATCTTTGTCAGCCTTTAACTTCTCTATATAGACAATAATTTCAGGATGTTTTTTTAATTTTGCACCCTGTTGTGCTGCTGATTTTTCTGGATAACCTGCTGAAATTGCAGCGTCTTTATTACTCGCACCATCAACAATGGCTTGAGCAAATTTTTTCATTTTCTCATTGATAGCCATTGCTCGACCTTTAACTAAGTTAACTGTTTTTAACTTTTTAACTCAACCAAGTTAACTCTCAAAAAAGTTAACTCCGCTGAAACGGGAAATTTTTTTATACGTGAGGTAGGGTGCGGTGTCCGATGGGTTTCGGATTTTTAAATTTCTCCTCCCCCCCCTAGGCTCTAGATTCTTTCAATGTTTTCTGTTTATGACACTCAACACATAACGACCAAAGGTTACTTGGATCATCTGTTCCACCTTGCGCCGTGTTGACCTTGTGGTCACATTCCAATTGATGTGTGACTAGACCACAGAGTTGACAGGTGTATCCATCGCGTACATGGATGCTTTCTTTCAGTCTGCGCCATGGTCTGCCACCACGACCTTTGCCCCAGTTCTTCTTGGGTTCAGTCTGTTGACGGCGTATCTCTAGCCTTGGTCTAAGTGTCTGTAGTTTCATGGATCAAACCCTTAGTCATCATCCAAGTTACGGTGCTGTGGTTCATCATCATCGCCAACGATCTCATCAAGCAGCATGCGGATCTGTGCAGTTTGATCACTGTTGATTTGAATGAGTTGATTGTTCTGTTGAATCAGTTGATTGGTCTGATCTGTCAATAGATTGTTTTGTTGGACTAACTGGTTGTTCTGCTGTACCAGCTGTAAGACGATTGATTGCAGATTGCAGTCGTTGTTTGCTGTAGTCATACATTGCCTTTAGTTTTTGACGGCTGTTTCTTAGTGAGCCGCTTGTATTGATCAATGTCCATACCGCTTAATATTCTGCCGAATGGTTTTAATGTTACCGTCAATCTGCCGAATGCGTTTAGCACACTCAAACTTGAAAGCAGTCGTTGAATTTAAGTGATTCAAGCTGAGTATTTTATCTTTATCTTCATGCAGCTTTTTGAGATTTTGTTTTGCTTCCACGATGTCTATAAGATCACCTATTTTTTATTTAGACTGTGCTTCTTTTGCTTTTTTTAGCAACTGTATTGCCTGATAAACATCATCTGTTAATTCTTCATAGGTAATTCTATAAAGAGACCTAAGTGCATCAGTAATCTTCTGTTCAACAGACGCATCACCACTGATTTTTGTGCTTATCACAACATTAATCTGGCTAATCTTCATAAACACCTCATAAGAAAAGAAAAGAAAAACCGCACCAACTTTCTCAAGCAGTGCGGTTTCATGTGCCGTAATCCGTTCGGCAAAGGAGAAACAATTAAAAAATGTCTATAAAAATGTCAGTACAAATTTAAATACAATCAAATAATTACACTATTTCACAGCTAAATTATGTCAAAGAAAATGACTAAACTTAGCTAGTTGTTAGCTAGTCATCAATCCAAAATAAACGCTTCAAAAAGTTAAGCATTTTCTTTTTCCCTAAAAACAAAAAAAGCCCACATATCAATGCAGGCTTCATATTTTTTCTTGGACATCGTCCAATTTAACACAAAAATAGCAAACTACTGTCGACAAGTCAAATCATGTTCAATCAGTTAAATAACTTGAGATTTTAAAACGAGTTGCCAGTCTTAAAACACCCATCATTTTATCTCTTTTGACCGCATACATTGAGGTATCCAATTTATGCGCAATATCTACTTCTGGTCGCCCTTCAATGTAGTACATCGTGACGACTTTGAGCCATTGCTTTACTTTGCTGCTCTCTGTCTGATGCACATGCTCTAGCATGTCCTCAATTGCCATTGCTTCAAATACGGAGATATTGCAACGTGGTAATGATCGTCTACGAAAATCTGCATGAATCACTCCTGCTTCTTGATCAATCAAATGCCCTAAGGTACTTGATACTCCAAGATTCACATAGTGATCGTCCACAAGCAGCCAAGCTCCGTATTGCTCAAGCCATTGCTCAATTGTTCTTTGTTTCCAGTCTACTGCTACTGAAAAATGTTTTCTTGCTGCTAACATTGTCGTCATTTTTCCACCTGTGAAATTTTGCCTATTTTTGTATTAGGTGGCGTTAAGGCGTTTAACTATCGTTTTTCAGGAAATCCCTAATATATATAATAGATAGTTAGTGAAAAATGCCATATAAACGCCTTAACGCCACCCATTTTTATAAATTTCTGAAAACGAACACGCAATAAACCACATACACGTAAAAAATTGCACATTCATCGTATTCAATTAATCTAATTCGCTGAAATCTGCGGATTCGCGCACTCGAATACCCAACATTTTTCGAGCACCATTCTTTCCTTTTGCTGTACTAAACCTTGCCGATAACCGACGACCGAGACTTCTAGCTGTTGGGATGTATCGCAATTCGCCCTTGCGGAGTGCGTATTGCTGCCAACTGTCCCATAAGTTTGCTGATAAATCGCTAATAGTTTCGGGGTCGCCTACCTCACAGCACTCACTGATCCAATCTTTAAGCAGATCCATTTCATCACGATATTCATCCCTCGCCTGCTTGGTTTTTTTAGGTTCATCCAACCCTTGTTCCTGATACTCAAGTGCGCCACGAACTAACCAAGCAAGCACACCTGGTAATTCAGCCAATAGCTTTTCACTACGACTCGGGTCTTTTTTGACATTTGGATCTTTGTCATAGTTTCGAGTGAAAGGCACCATCATTAATCGACGCCAGATACCGTGATCACCACCTTTAATAATTGGCTTATGGTTAGTCGGCATGACTACAGTCCACGTCGGTGTAAACTCAATAGATGCTTTAGAATAAAGACCACGTGCAATAATGGACTCACCACCTGTCATGGACTTGACCAGACCTTCTTTCAGTTCCTTATTTTCGTCAGGTTCACCAACATAAACAAAACGTGCACCGCGTAAACGTAAAAGGTCTTCACGTGCACCACCAGCGTTTGCCCTGCCATCTCCTAAAAAGGTTTCAGCTGGAGTCATTTTTGCGTAATCACCAAGTGCTTTATAAATCGTAGTAAGCACTGTAGATTTACCGTTTGAACCATCCCCGAAAGGGATAACAATCAGGTTTTCCTTTGGATTACCTAAAATGGCATACCCCATCAAACGACGGAAAAAATCGGCCATCTCCTGATCACCAAAAAAGGCATCAAGTACCGTTTTTTCAAACAAAGGGCATTTAGCCTTAGGCTGATATTCAACGCCGGTTGAATTTGTGATTAATAAATCCTGAGAAGGTGGAACCAGATCCCCTGTGCGCAGATCCACGGCCCCATTTGCACAACCCAATAGGTATAAGTCAGAATCCAGCTCTTTAATTGGCACAAGCACACGTGGATCCGATTGTGCCAAAGACACCATATTTTTAACCATGTATGCCTTTTGACTTGCTGCGCAGAACTGATAGAAATCCGCACGTTGAGCATCATCCTCTATCGTTTTGGCTTCATCCCCAAGTTTTAAAACGGTCTGCTTTGCGTATTGTTCGATGATCATACTGACGCAAGGCTCCCAATAGGTGCCGTTCCAGCGATACCAGTTTTGCGTTTCAGCAACGAACATAATTTCATTGCCATACATATCTAACATGCGAGAAGCGTTACCGAATTCTGTCGGCGGTAATTTCTTCAAATCATCAAATGCGACTTGAACCTTTTTACCGCCCATTGCGATATTAATTTCGCGTACGGATAACCCAACATCAGAAATCTGCTTAAAACGTCTGCGAATTAATCCGGATAATTCAGCCCGAAGTGCTAAATCCGTACCCGCAAGTTTTCCTGCATCTTTAGCAACAACCTGCAATAACTCTTGGGTATCTTCACAACTTGCGATTGTTGATTTGACACTGCTTAGAGCCTGTCGTTTTTCAGCTCTGACCTTTTCCTGTTTAGATTCACGACCTGTTTTAAGTAACCAGTGCGCAGTAATGATGCTTGATCCAGTTTGGATAAACGTGGTCCATCGGTAGCTAAGATCGTCAGTTGAAGAATAGTTGGATGCAGTAGAACTCCATTCATCCCATAAGCTAAGGGCTTCATCACTACCGCCAAACTCATGGTGCAAAGACATACCAACGCGAAGCCAAGTTTCAAAATCTTCATTGTCTATATGCTCAATATATTTTTTAGCATCATCTAGCGACCAGCCGATCGGCATAGTCGTATTCATCAAAGGATCGTCTTCATCGTCAATTTCATTTGACGTCAAACTACCTACTTTGGCTTTACTGTTTTTGACACGAACCAAGCCATGTTGAATTGCCATTTCTTCAAATTTGGCAACAGCTTCTGCAATATGCTCTTTGGTGACTACAGGTAATGCATTGGATTGGAACTCGGTTAACCCCCCGAAGAAATCTACCCATTCGTACGGCTTTCCAGTATCGGGGTGGGTATGGTAGGCAACGAACTGCTGGCCTCGTCCAAGCACTTCAAGGCGCTGTTTGACCATTTCCTTAAACGGCTTGTCAATTTCGGATGCATCAGCAAACCAAGCCGAAGTCGATTTGCCCCAATTGGCTTCTTCGGCACGGTAAACCATCAGCATTTTTGGGGCTTTACCCACGCGCTCACAGGTCACTCCTAAATTGTCACGGCACCATTCCGCATATTCATGAGCAAACTGCTCATCCAGAACATCAATATCCACAGCACAAACAGGGAATTGCCCTTGTCCTGTGAGAATGCCAACACCACAATTGCTATATTTGTTCAGATCTGCCGAAGTAATTCGGGCGTCTTGCCAATCTTTTAAAGCGGGGCGTTTTTCACCTGGTTTAATTGGAACGATCATATAGCTATGGGCAAGTAGCAACTTGCCTATTTCGCGGAAGTTACTCATAAGAACCCCAAGACATGATTTTCGTTAGGACTATTAACTGAAGCAATGGCACAGATAATTAGCAGAAAAAGAAAGGAAAACAGACATTGATTTGAAGTCATAAGGTATCCTCCTGTTCAGGTTTTTCATTTTCCATCGCCAGCAGGAACATCAGACAGCAAATAGCATGTGCTAAATGAGACTCACCTGTTTCCGAGTCGGTTAGCTCTCCACGCCAATAAGCATCAAGATGACGATGGGCAGCATCGAAATAGCGAACATACGCACCAGGAACATACCGCCAATTATTTTCTGAGTATTTACGAGCGCCAAACTCAAGAACGCGAATCACAGGTTGCAAAGTGCCCTGAGGAATTAACGAAAAACGCGGTTTTTCTGAATCGAACTTTTGACCTTCAAACATTCAAGAGTTCTCCTTCTTTAACCCTTTAACCTTCAACGGATGGGCTTCTCGCAAAATCCACTCTTTTGTAAAACGCCCACCGGTTGCTTTTGCAAGTGCATCCGCATAGTTGGTTTCACCTGTGTACTCAGTACGGGGCAAGTGTTGTTGTTTGATCCACTTACCGATTAATGTTGTAGAAACGCCGCAAGCTCTCCCCGCGCCCAATTGCTTATTGGGAATGGCTCTAACAACCCTTGCCAAAGGAGTTTCATCTAAAAACATAGCTTTCCTTGAAAAAAAATTAAACACAATGTAGATAAATTAAAACATAGGTTGCATATTCAAATCTACATTAAGTTGATTCATTTTTATAAACACTTAGTTTAAAGTTTAAAAATAATGTTTACTTTTTTTAATCCAGGGAAAAGCCATGTCTATAGCAGAACGAATAGAACAAAGAATGCACATGCTTTCACAAAAAAGAGGAAAGAAGCTCTCCTGGTCAAGCATGGCTGTTGAATTAGGATATAGCGCTCAAGCATCTACAAGATGGAAAAAAGATATTGTCAGCAGAGAAACTATACAAAAAATTGCTGATTTAACAAATACAAACGTAGATTGGATCCTTACAGGCGAAGGAATTGCTGATAGAATGGATATCGCTAAAGCCATTCAAATCGGCAGAGAATCTATAAAAAGATCCGAAGAAAAGGATCAACAATTCTCGGCACAATTTGATAAAAATATTTCAGAAATTGCTATTCCTTTAAAAGGGATGAAAAAAGTGCCATTAATTAGCTACGTTCAAGCCGGAGAATTTTGCGAAGCAATAGCGCAAGAAGCTTCCTCATATGTAGTTACCTACCTTGAAGAAATAAGCGACTGTTCTTTTGCCTTAGAAATCAAAGGGAATTCAATGCAACCCGATTTCAAAGAGGGAGATGTTATTATCGTAGATACAAAGGTTACACCACACCCCGGTGACTATGTAATCGCACAAAACGGAAATGATGAAGCTACCTTTAAAAAATACAAACCTAGGGGATATAACGCTGAAGGCGTAGAGATCTTTGAACTTGAACCACTAAACCCAGACTATCCTATTCTAAAATCAGATATTCAAAAAATTAGAATCATTGGTACGGTGGTTGAGCATATCAGAAAGTTAAAACGTAGATAATCTACAGTAACCAAAAGCCGCTTATGCGGCTTTTTTTAAACTTTAAAATTATAAAAATTAAACACATATAAAAAATATAAACATCATGTTTAATTTTATATTGCAAGCAACATCAACTTAATGTTTAATTTCATCATCAACCTGATGTAGAGATTAAAACAAATGAAGAATCCTTCCCAACAATTCCGACATGAAGTATGCCTTGCACTTATTGCTTCAGGTGTCACTTCTGGAAAAGACATCATTCCTACGGCAACCGCCATCGAAAATTTTGTTTTTGGTAAAGAAGACACGCCTGTTACAGAAAAGGCAATTGAGATCAGTGAACAAAAATCGGCTCAAGAAGACAATGCTGTCGTTGAACAGATTATTAAAAAAGCGGAATCAGTAACCGAAGTTGCAGAGCAAACCGAAGAAGCCAAAGTGACTTTTGACGAAGTTAAAGCCGTACTTATGCAGGTAGCTAAACGCAATCGCGGACAACTTATCGAGATCCTGGCGAAGTTTGGAACCGACAAGGTTAATGCTTTGAATGAAGCAGATTACTCAGCAGTAATCAAGTTAGCGGATGAAGTCTTAGGGGGTGCGCATGCGTAATCGCAAATTGGATCAAGTTTGTGCAAAACGCCTGCAAGCACAGGACTTTGCACAAGAGCCGCCACAGTATCGCCCAACGAGCAAAATTGAAATTGTGATGATTACCTTCTTGTCACTTGTAATTATCGTCTCCGTTTTGATTGCTGCTTATAAAGCCTTAGTTTAAGGATCTAGCTATGACAATTCATGCGAAGTTAAGCCCATCAAGTGCACACCGCTGGATGCAATGTGCGGGTAGCTTAGTTTTAGAAAATGGACTTCCTAACACATCATCCGCACATGCGGATGAAGGAACCGCAGCCCATTTTTTAGCATCTGAATGTTTGGAACAGGAAAAAGATGCTACAGATTTTTTGCACCTTGCCATACATGTAATTCAGGGAACTGCCTACTGGAAAAGCAAAGATGATGAAGCAACTGTAGGTTTCTACCCAGTCGATTTAGAAATGGCCGAGTACGTTCAAAAGTATCTTGATGCTGTTCGCTCACAAGCAGATGGCAATCAGTTACTCGTTGAACAGCGTGTTAATTTTTCCGAATTCATTGGTGCACCTGACGCTTTTGGCACAAGTGACGCAATCATTCTAAGTGATGATGAAATTCAAGTTCACGATCTGAAATATGGACGTGGCGTAAAGGTTGATGCTCAAAACAACGAACAAGCACGCTTATACGCTCTTGGTGCTTTATATGAATTTAGCGCCTTTGGTGATTTCAAAACTGTTCGTACGGTGATTCATCAACCCCGCTTAAACCATGTTTCTGAAGAAGTTCTGACGATTGAAGAACTTTATGCGTTCGCCCATACGGCAAAAGGCACTGTTTCTTTCATCAATTCAATGTTGGAAGGCTTAGATGAAGGCGATATGGGGTCGATCGCAGATTTCGAAGGTTCTTTAAATCCAGGCGAAAAACAATGCCATTGGTGTAAAGCCAAAGCTACATGCCCTGCCCTTACAAAACACGTTGTCGAAACGATTACAGGTGATTTTGATGACCTGAATGCTATTGATCTTGAAGCAAGCGTCAAGGAAGCAATTGCAGAAATCCCAAACCATGAAAACGACACACTTGGAAAATTATTCAAAGAATCTGGACTGATTAAGTCTTGGCTTGATGCATTAGCCGCTGAAGTTGCTCAAAAACTTCATAGCGGTGAACAAGTGCCAGGCTTCAAATTGGTACAAGGCAAACAAGGCAACCGTGCTTGGGCAAATACCGAAGAAGCCGAACAACTCTTAAAAAGCATGCGTCTAAAAACAGAACAGATGTATGACTTGAAGCTCATTTCGCCAACTACGGCTGAAAAATTGCAGAAAGCCGAAGTCATTGGTCCACGCCAATGGTCGAAAGTCGAAGCATTAATCACACGCGCAGAAGGCAAACCAACTGTTGCTCCAGACAGTGACAAACGCCCTGCTCTGGACACCAACCCAACCAACGATTTTGAAACTGTTTAAACAAAGGAAGTAAATCATGAAAGTTAAATTAAGCAATGTACGTCTTGCGTTCCCTAAATTATTCAAAGCCGAATCCGTAAATGGCGGTGAGCCAACGTTCAGCGCGGCATTCCTTTTTGCTGCCGATCATTCTGCTGTTAAAGACATTAAAGCAGCGATTGACAAAGTTGGCGAAGCGAAATGGGGTGCGAAATGGGCTCAAATTAAAAAAGGCCTAGAAGCTCAAGACAAAATGGCACTGCACGATGGTGATACCAAAGCAGACCTTGCAGGTTATGAAGGAAATTTATTCATCAACGCTAGCAACAAAACCCGACCTTTAATTATTGATCGTGACAAAACGCCATTGGATTCAGCAGATGGCAAACCGTATGCGGGTTGTTATGTGAACGCTTCAATCGAACTTTGGGCGCAAGACAACAGTTTTGGGAAGCGTGTAAATGCTTCACTTCGCGGTGTGCAATTCCTCAAAGATGGTGATGCATTCGCAGGTGGCGGTGCGGCTTCTGATGACGAATTTGATGACTTAGCAACGGATGATTTAGCAGAAGATCCGGCATTTGCATAAGCAATAAACAAAGTATCCGCTTCGGCGGTTGCTTTGGGAAATAAATGTATTGCTGACCCTCTGCGTTTATTTCACCAAAGCAAGAAAAGGCAAATCAAATGCAAAACGAATTATTCCTTGATCTAGAAACTTACTGCGAGACACCGATTAAAAACGGTACTCACGCTTATGCAGAAAATGCCGAAGTGATGATTTTCGCATGGGCTTTGAACGATGGCGAAGTGCAAGTTGAGGATTTAACCAAAAACAAAATGAGCGCAAAGCTTACTGCATTGTTAAATGATCAGTCAGTAAAGCTTATTGCGCACAATTCAGGCTTTGACCGTACTGTTTTACGTCATGCGATGCCCCAGTTTGATTTAACAATTGAACGTTGGGAAGACACCATGGTTCAAGCATTAAGCCATTCATTACCTGGTTCGCTTGATTCTCTGTGTGAAATTTTCCAAGTCGATCAGGATAAAGCAAAAGATAAAGCCGGTAAGCAATTAATCCAATTGTTCTGTAAACCTCGCCCTAAAAACAGCAAAGAGCGCCGAGCAAATGCCAAAACGCATCCTGAAAAATGGGCTGAGTTTGTGGCATACGCGAAAAACGATATTTTGGCTATGCGCGAAATCCGCAGAAAAATGCCGAAATGGAATTACCGAAATAGTGAATTGGCGCTCTGGCATCTTGACCAAAAAATCAATGACCGCGGTGTATGTATTGATACTGACCTTGTGCGATCGGCAATTCAAGCGGTTGATATAGCACAAATTGAGTTAGCAAAACAAACCAAGGAAATGACTAACGGTGAAGTCGAAGCAGCGACTCAACGTGATGCAATGCTTAAGCATATTCTCAATGCACACGGCGTATCTTTACCTGATATGCAGAAGTCAACGCTTGAACGAAGACTTAATGACGATTCTCTACCTATTGCAGTTCGAGAGCTTTTAGCAGTTCGCTTGCAAGCCTCGACTACCAGTACAGCCAAATACAAAGCACTCGCTTTAGGTACAAACTCCGATGGCAGATTACGAGGAACTTTACAGTTCAATGGAGCATCACGTACTGGACGTTGGGCGGGCCGATTATTTCAACCGCAAAATTTACCTAGACCTGCTTTAAAACAGAAAGTCATTGATGAGGGTATAGAAGTATTAAAAGCCGGATGTGCTGACTTATTTTTTGACAATGTAATGGAATTAACATCATCTGCAATCCGTGGCTGCATCCAAGCACCACATGGCAAAAAGCTAGTCGTTGCCGACTTATCCAACATCGAAGGTCGCGCACTGGCATGGTTAGCAGGTGAAGAATGGAAAAACCAAGCGTTCCGTGACTTCGATGCCGGTAAAGGCCATGACCTTTATAAATTAGCTTATGCAAAGTCATTTGGAGTATTGCCTGAGTCTGTAGATAAAGAGCAGCGCCAAGTTGGTAAGGTTCAAGAATTGGCGCTGGGCTATGAAGGTGGTGTCGGTGCCTTTCTGACATTCGCAGCTGCATACGGCCTAGACCTAGATGCAATGGCCGAACAGGCAATCGCCAATATCGACCGAGCGATTATGAATGAAGCCATCCGTGCATGGGAATGGCATAAGAAAGAACGCCGAAATACTTTTGGCTTGAAGCGCGACACTTGGCTAGTTTGCGACTCTTTCAAACGCTCATGGCGTTATGCACATCCGAATATTTCTGCCTGGTGGTCTGAGCTCAAAGAAGCTGCCATGAATGCCCTGCTCAATCCGGATCGTGCATTCAAATGCCGCACCGTGGCACTTATCAAAAAGAACTCTTGGCTACTGATCAAATTACCAAGTGGTCGTTTCCTTTGTTATCCAGGTGCACGACTCGAATCCGATGGCCGTATTTCTTACATGGGCAATAACCAGTACACCCGTAAATGGGAACGTCTTTACACCTACGGTGGCAAGTTTGCCGAGAACATTACTCAAGCATTTGCCCGTGATGTGCTTGGGCACAACATGCCGATTATCGAACGTAGTGACTATGAGATATGCCTCACTGTACACGATGAGGTAATTACTGAAGCGCCTGATTTACCTGAATTTAACCATGAACACTTATCAAGCCTGCTCGCTACCAATCCCGAATGGGCTAGTGATTTACCATTGGCAGCAGCCGGGTTTGAATCTTATCACTACAAGAAAGATTGATATGGCTAGTTACCGCAACCGAATTACCGCTACCCCAGTAGCAATAAGTGAATACCAAAAGGAAATAACCATGACAGATAAAATCCAATTTGAAGTGCCAATGCAAATTTTGGATGCGGCAACTTACTGCGCAGCCAAAAACGATATTCGTTTTTACCTGGTGGGAGTTGCCATCAATAAAGGCCACGTGGTTGCTACCGATGGGCACCGTGCGTTTGCCTGCCCAGTTAGCGGTTTGAATGAAGAAGTTGAATTCATTATCCCGACTGATGCGATTAAAGCGTTTATTAAAAAGGTGCCAAGCAAAAACCGCAAAGCAAACTGCCTTATCTCATTCGATCCGCAAACCAAACAAGGCGAACTTTCGTATCGTGAATTAAACGTACGCGAATTGTTTATCACTATTGATGGTCGCTATCCAGACTGGCGCCGAATTTTTCCACGTGGGCACGAAGATGAATACAAAGGCGTATTCCCACAATTCAACTGGTCGTACATGGCCGATTTCCAAAAAATGCACAAAGTGTTGGGCGGCAATGGAATCAATGCATCTCTCTATCCAATCTCTGCACGAGATGCGGCTTTAGTTGAGTTCAAAGGTACGACTCATGAAAACGCCAAAGCCTGCATCATGCCTTTACGCGCTTAACTATGCGCGAATCGCAGATTGAAAAACACCTGGTGCAAGCGGTCAAAGCACTAGGTGGTGAAGTAAGAAAAGTGAAATGGATCGGTCGAAATAGTGCCCCCGACCGATTGGTGATGATTAATGGCAATTCGTTTTGGGCAGAGCTTAAAGCGCCAGGTGAAAAACCTACTCCTGCCCAGACCCGAGAGCATGAACGCATGCGTCGGATGGGGCAACGAATTGAAATTATCGACTCTATTGAACAAATACAGGAATTACTGAAATGAAAAACAAAATCAGCGATGTACACAACATCCTTATGGCTCAACTCGAATCACTCAGCGATTTGACAAATAAAGATGGTGAACAACTTTCTGATGCTGAAATTGATAAAAAATTCAAACAAGCAAAAATGGTAAACGACACCGCTTCTCAAATTATCGCACTAAACCAATTAGCGATTGATGCGCAGAAGCTATTGCCACCTGAAGACCGTTCAGTGCCTGCGTTAATCGAGGGTTAACGGTATGGGCCGCATAGTCAAATATTCACCTGAAGAATTGGCGTTTCTTGAAGCCAATCACAAGATGGAACGTCCAAAGCTCCTTGTGCTTTTCAATGAGAAGTTCCCGCGTGAGATTAATCTGAGCGCTCTTAATTCAGTTTGTAAACGTCATAGATGGTTAACAGGGCGTAAAGACAAAGGCGGTTCGCATTATTCACCTGAGGTTGTTCAGTTTATCAGTGACAACAGAAACACGCCCCGCAAAGAACTGGTTGCAGCTGTAAACGCTAAATTCGGGTTAGAAATGACCTATGCAGCCGTGACAAATTTCTGTGTACGACATGGGTTTTCTTCTGTACGCACTGGAAAATTCGGGGAGCATGAAGGATGGCGCAAAGGAATAGTTTTCCATGAGCAGCCCATTGGCTACGAAACTCGCCCTGACAAAAGAGGCAGAGTTTATGTGAAGGTTGGGCAACCAAGTGAATATCGACTAAAGCACCATGTAGTTTGGGAGCAGCATTTCGGACAAATCCCTGAAAACCACATTATTAAATTTAAGGACGGCGATGATACGAATTTTCATCCAAGCAATTTAATCGTGGTGCATCGAGGCGTTACCCCAATTTTGGCTAAGAGGTACAGAAGCCATGAAGCGGCTGAAGAAATACGCCCTTTGCTTTTAACCATGGCGCAAATTGATCACAAGATTTACCAAAAGGAGAAAGCCAATGCTTAAAGGTAATCCACAGGCTTATACAGAAGAAATGGTCGCTTTTCTGCATACGCATAAACACATACCGCACAAAGAAAAGGCCGCCCTTTTTAATCAGCAATTTGGCACAAACCTTTCTGTGGATAGCATTAAAGCAAAATGTTTGCGACTCGGATTAAAAACAGGTCGCACAGGGCTAATCGAAAAAGGAACCGCAGCTTGGAATAAAGGTTCAAAAGGCTTGACGAAAGCAAATGTGACTACATTCAAGAAAGGTCGGACTACACACAACCATAAACCTGTTGGGCATGAGCGCGTGACTGTAGATGGTTACACCGAAGTAAAGATCGCTGAGCCGAATGTTTTCCAATTAAAGCATCGCATCGTTTGGGAACAGGTCCACGGCGAAATCCCGAAAGGCTATGTGATCGTTTTTAAAAACACGGACAAATCAGATTGCAGACTTGAAAACCTCGACATGATCTCACGCGGAGAACTTGCACGACTTAATCAGTCTTATAGGCATCTGGTAACACCCAATACAAACGAAAGCTGTATTGCTATGGCGAAAATAAAACAGCGAATCCATCAATTTGAAAAAGGAAAAATTTAAATGCTAAATCGTGAGTTAAGTCTTGAAGCTATTTTAGAAAACAGCACTTTGGAAAATGCAACCCAGTTTTCACGTGCACAGTTTGAAGATTTACGTGAAGACCTGAAAGCAAAACGCGAAGGGCTAATCACAGCAAAAGAATCTGCGAAGAATGGAAATGTGATTGCTGAACTGAATCTTGAAATTAGCAAAGTAAAAAGCGTTTTAACCAAGATCAACCAAGCAATTGCTATGCAAGACGTTGATGCCAAACAGCAAAAGAAATCTGACAAACAACTTAAAGGCGGTTTTGCTCAACTCTTTTTGCAAGTTGCCGAGCGTGAATTAGATAAAGCAACTTTCAACAAAATTAAAAACAAAGCATTGAAGGTGGCGTAATGGAAAAAATTAGCATGCCTGAAGTTAGAGAACTTCTTAAAGCAGTTGAAAAAATTGGGGTTCGCCCCGGAGATGTAAACCATAAAGATTTAATGGTTGCACCTGCACTTTTTAAAAAATTAATGGAAGACCGTACACAGGGAGTTATTTCAATTCAAGTCTTTATTGATGGTAACCCAGTTGTTATAGAGGCGGTAGTTTGATGACAGCTAAACCTTTCATTCCTCGCCCTTATCAAGATGTGATTATCCAGCACATCCTAGACAATCCTCGCTGTGGCGTATGGGCTGGTATGGGCATGGGAAAAACATCATCTACCCTAACCGCACTGGAGATTCTCAGCCACTTTGAGGATTCACCTGCGTTAGTAATTGCCCCTTTGCGAGTTGCTACGCAGACATGGCCGGATGAAGTTGCCAAGTGGGAACATCTGCAAAATTTTAAGGTCGTTGCGATTACAGGTACAAAGCAGGAACGTGAAAGTGCACTTCGCCAGAAAGCGCATGCATATACGATCAACTATGAAAATTTGCCATGGTTGGTTGAATACCTCGGTGAACAATGGAAATTTAGCACTGTGGTTGCTGATGAAAGCACAAAGCTGAAAGGTTTCCGCTTACGTCAAGGTTCAAAACGTGCACGTGCATTGGCTAAAGTTTCATTTAAAAAAGTGACTCGCTTTATTCAATTGACAGGTACACCATCCCCTAACGGCTTAAAAGACTTGTGGGGTCAAATGTGGTTTTTAGACCGTGGTAGTCGTTTGGGCACTACGTTCAATGCATTTACTGCACGATGGTTCCAGTCTGTACAAGTCGGTGCGGATCGTAACGCTGTGAACCTTGTGCCATTTGCTCACAGCCAAAAAGAAATTGAATCAAAGCTAAAAGACCTTTGCATTTCGCTTGAAGCAAAAGACCACTTTGATATTGATGAGCCGATCGTCAATGTGATTGAAGTCGAGCTACAAGGCAAAGCTCGTCAAATATATGATGCAATGGAAAAAGAAATGTTTGTAGAGCTTGCACAAAATGCCGAAGTTGAAGCATTTAATGCAGCATCAAAAACAATGAAGTGCTTACAGATTGCAAGCGGTGCAATTTACACAGATGAAAACGGCACATGGCAAGCAGTGCATGATTTAAAAATTCAGGCATTGGAATCAATCATTGAAGAATCAGCAGGTATGCCAGTGTTGGTTTCATACCATTTTAAGAGTGATCTTGAACGTTTGCTCAAAGCATTTCCACAGGGCAGACACTTGGATAAAAACCCGAAAACAATTCGCGATTGGAATGAAGGAAAAATCCCTGTGCTTTTTGCCCACCCGCAAAGCGCAGGTCACGGTCTGAATTTACAAGATGGCGGAAATATTCTGGTCTTTTATTCCCACTGGTGGAACTTAGAAGAATTTCAGCAAATCGTTGAACGTATTGGGCCTACACGCCAGGCACAAGCCGGACACGACCGCCCTGTTTTCATTCACCACATTGTTGCTAAAAACACAATGGACGAAGTGGTTATGCAGCGCAGAGAGTCAAAACGCGAAGTACAAGATTTGCTGATGGAAGCAATGAAAAAGAAAGGAGCATAAGATTTATGAACAAGTACATCATGGTTGTAGAGTCAGAAACTCCGCCACAAGTCTTTTTACATGATCATATTCCAAATGTAGGAAAAATTATTGAATTAAAGGCTGAGCAATTTCCAAATCGTGTAACTGCCGCCTGGCTTGCCGAACGGTTTAATTTATCTCGCAAAACCATTATTGAAAAGGTTGGAATTTTTAATAAAGGAGATGAAAACAAGCATCTTTATGATCCGAATGAAGTCATCCCCGTTTTGGAAAATCTAAATTTAATGTCACCAAAAAGGAATTCGAGACGTAAAAATTAAAAGGGCATTACGCCCTTTTTAATTTCTTTTCTTATCTAAGAGATTTATTATAATTTTTTGAAAATCATTGTTTAAGTTCGTTTTATACTCATAAATAACACGTCCATAATCATTATTTGACATTTTTTCAAGAAGGCCTCCTACAAAAGAGGACCTATTACTAAAGCCAGTTTCATCAACAAGATCAGTTGCTACTTCAATCAATTTTTTACTCATATCTACAGGATTACAGGTTAAGCTCTCCAATTTGATACCTTCTTTTTTTAAAATTTTTTCATAGAACTCTGATTCAATTGTTATCTTATCAACAGTAAGAAGAAAGGCCGTAGATACTTTATCGTAATCGGTTAATGTATGCGTGTTTCCAAAACCATGCATACAAGTATTAAATAAGCGATATTCTTCTTCCAATTGAACAAATAAGGAATACAGTTGATCTTTCGCCACTGTAAATAAATCAACAGAATATTGTTCACGCCAGTCATTAAATAAAATTATGGCAATAAAAGCAGCGGATAAAGTTGCACCTGACGATAAAAAATCAACAGACATTTCTAAATGTTCTTTAACGAGTATCGCCAGCAAAAAGCATAATGCAAAACTAAATACCACAACACCTGTTATTAATACGAATTTTCCTATTTTCATAGTTATTAAAAAGCCCACATCGTAGTGGGCTTATAATTTCACGCATCTAACATTTTGGCAATATCGGATGGCTTCGGATTGTAGTAAGTATTAATTAAAGTATTTATGGTTTTATGCCCCGTCACCTTTGCCAAAATCTCTACTGGTAGCTTTTGCTTATTCACCAATCGAGTGATGGCAACATGCCTTGTATCGTGAAAATGTACTAAGCCATTTAAGCCGACTCGATGCAAGTTTCTTTCCCAAAGAAGTCGAAAAGAATTGTCATTATGCGGAAGCAGCTTATTACCATTTTTTGGGACTAAGGCGATTAACTCTCTTGCTTTTTTGGATAGTGGAACGTCACGTGCAGTACCATTCTTTGTCATTGGCAAGTGGATATGGTCATCGTAGATATTTTCCCACTTGATGCCAATAATCTCCCCTCTGCGCATTGCTGTTTCCATTGCGAAGATAAAAGCCCAGCCTACAAAATGGGATGGCAAAACAGGACGCATCCCATGCGAATATCCTAATCCCAAAAGAATATCGTCAATTTCATCATCAGAAATTAAACGCGAACGCGGTGCGGGCTTTTGAGGTTTTTGCACCATACTAAAAGGGTTTTTATCAATTAGAAAAAGCTCTCTGACTGCGTATGTAAATACGGAGCTATAAAGGCACATTTGACGTTGTACAGTACCAGGAGAAACTTCTTTTAAACGGTCGTTACGCCATTTGGTAATTTTTTGCGGGGATATATCGTGAATAGACTCTCTTGCAAGTCTGCCCCAGTATTTTTCAAAGGACTTTAACTGTTGAGAGATATATTTAAAACCGCGCATCTTTGAGCCTACATCAGCGTAGTATTTTTCAAATAGCTCTTGGTATGTAAGATGGACGCGTTTTTGACTAGACTTTGCGTCTTCGTTCTGAAGTTCGATTAACTTGAGCTTTGCCCACTTGATACATTCTTGTTCTGTATCGCGGGTGGCATTGTATCTTTGACCATTATGGCGTACTGTGATGCGCCATGAGTTGCCTCGTTTGATCGGCTTTTGCAT